GTTTTTTGTATGGGGTGTTGTGCAATGCACCTGGGTTGTCTTTTAATAATTCTGCTGGTATTTTGTGTAACGGTGGATGGTAGCAGGAATTGTTCATTCCGGTGGCCAAATGCAAACTAACTTGTTGCCATTTGGCCAAGCAGAGAGCTGGCCCAAGTTTGGCCTTCATATCCTCTGCGGCTTGCATAAAATCACTCACGTGTCATTATACCTTTATTTGTAAAATTGCTTTTGTAGTGATGTTTGAAAAATGCACTAGGCTCTGGGTCCAGATCCACAATGTTCAACCCTAGTTGTCTGCGCAGAACATCTCCTACAGCAGTGCAGTCATCTGCGTCATGCTGTTGATATGTGTTCCAGAGTTTTTGTAGCTCGTCAAAATCCTGTACCTTTGTGTAGTCCCAGTCATTGAGCATGGTCATGTACGTGCCACAGCGAGCTCCATACACAGCCCAAAAGCCATTGGCATCGTCGGCACCAACACTTTGCCATATGGTCAAATGATCCATGTTACGTGCATGTACCCGTGCTTTGAATTCAGCAAGGCTAGGACGTTGTCCACGATCCAAGCACATCTTGACACCTTCACGAAATCCTGCTCTCCAGGCCTGATGGGGTGTTTGATTGGGATAGGTAGTTGAGTAACAATCGTGCATGGCCCAGTAGTTGGGGTAAAAACAAAATTCCACGTCATTTGCCGCCGTGCCGTCTGTGGCTTCGTGTGTGCGCATGTTCTCAACAAAATCTTGAGTCCAACAACTCAGACCACCATTGCCATACATCAATCCGTTGATTGTGTTGCGGGCTTTCCAGCGGAACACACAATCCCTATTAGTATCATCAAGGGATAACTGAAGATTGAAAAAACCAGGATCAGGAATATTATCGCCATCAATAATGATAAAACGATCAGTGTCACTGGCACGGCCAGCAGCCTTGTGGGCCGCATCACTTCCTTTAACGCCGTCCACACGCTTGGCCCATGGGACCATGTTTTTGATACGTATCCAGAATTCTTCTTTCTTTGGCTCGTCATAGGTCAAGAATATGCAATCTAAATCTGCAATATCAATCAATGTTGTTTGTGTACCTTGTGACATTTTCGTATTCTTCATTTGGATCCAGATGTAAACTCATGTGATCTTTAACAGTCACATGTTCGCCAGTGTCGCTTTCCTGTAATTGTAGCACAGACCTAGCACGTAAGTCAAAGAAAACCAATGCACCATTTTTTACTTTGGTCAAACTATCAATGCGATCCCATTGTTCTTCAGTTATATCAACAAAATCATTGGGCAGATCCAACCACGGTGGACCCATGACCATATCAACTATTTTACCGCTAGAGTTATAGTAAGCTCTGCGTTTGTTTTTAACTTCGTGCAGTGCTAGATTGTCCTGCTCTTGCATGAACAGTTCAATGGCTTTTTCGAATTCGGTAGGCATGTTCATATTTCTCCAGTAATAAATCTGTGGCCCAGTGTTTGTCATGGTAGTGAAATGGGTGCAGTTGATCCTGGGCACTTACTCTTATGTATGGCGGCACTGTTTCAATAACCAATTCTTTCATCCATTGCTCGCGAGGAATTCGATAATTGATAGCTGGCTTCATGTGCGTCATTTGGAAAAAATTCAACTCTGGTAAAGTCACAAGTTCTACACCTGTCAGCTTTGCGGCAACTGCAAACACCATGTCGTTGCTGCCAGGGTCTTCACAGGCTATTAAATTTTCACTCACTGATTTCCAATCTTGGTACACACGTCTTGCATGCTCAAACAATGCAACGGCTGTGTGACTTTTGCGCCAGTACATGAGTCCAGTGTACACATCAGGTAGTTCGTTTTGATCAAATGTTTTTCTATAAGCTCTAACATCAGAAACGTCTCCAAGATAGTTTCTACAGCCTGTGCTAATCACAACATCTCTAAGACGTAATGCTCTCCACCAGTGCGCAATACTACGTGTAAACAGTAAATCAGCTTCAACCTTGATAGTTTCTCTAAACGGAGTCAGTCTGGCCAACTGCCAGCTGTTGCGTTGTTTCCATTCTTGATCTTGTGCATCATCCAAGTCTAGTATGACCACATGGTCAAACACTTTGCGTATGTGGTCCGCTGTGGCGTCCCAGCTGACTTGATCTGTAATCAGTGCATAAGGCAAGTCGGGATCTACCAGTGCAAGACTAAGTCGTTGCAAATAGGCCAGCCGCACATAGTCTGTGCTGGTATTGTTTTGTGCCAAACATACTATGCCTTTTTCAATCATTGCCGTGCCTGTTGTAGGAATTGATCAAAGCTGGTGCTCTGCAACCAGGCCTTGCTTTGTACATGCAGATCCTGTCTGGGCAAGATGTCTGCACCATGTTCTGTGCGCACCACCATCCAGTCTTGATTGATATCAATGGACTGTACAGGTGCATCCACTGTGGTTATACCCCATGGCATTCTTGTTTGTTGCGGTAACGCATATCCATACAGTATTTTCTCAGCCATGGCAAATGCCATGTCATTGCGAAAGTTAGATTGTAGTATGCCAAATATCTGTCGATAGTAGCTGTAGTTCTTTTGTATGCGACCCACAAGATCAAAAAAGTGCTGTGCTCGTGGCCCTTTGCGAAAGAAAAACACTGTGGCCCAGATTGGTTGTAGCCCGCGGGTGTGAAAGGATTGGTCATGCAACATGTGATTGTGATGACAGAACACCAGATCGCTCTGGCTAGCAAACAACAAATTCAGTTTGTTTGTTGTGACCAAGTAGTCTGCATCAATTACTATGGTCTCATCCCAGGGTGACAAATCATACACTTGAAACCTGTTGTGATTCAACCATTCCACACGTTGTTGTGTATCAGTATCATTGCGATGATTAAGCCAGTGTTTGGGTGTGGGTGTGGACACAACCTGACAGGGAATATCCAGATGATGGCTTGCTAGTTCTAGAGTTTTTTTGGCTATGCCTTGATAATCAATTGAACTAGTGTTGTTTGCTAGTGCAAGTATGCCCCTAGATTTTTCGCTGGCGCTGAAGTTGTTCATGCTGTTGATGCCATCTATTCATTACCATTGAATACTGTTGTTTGCACTGAGCCAGTAGTTCCAACCTTTTACAAAGTATTGGATTTCCGTAGGTATCTTCAACAAACACAGTGTCCTCGTCCCATGCACTTAAAAAACACATCAATTCTGGAGTGGCTTTGAATAGGCCATTTTCGTAAGGAAGGAGCAGATCCGTTTGAATCTGTTCCTTTAGTTTGAGTTTGTTTCTTTGATAATCGGTTGCTTGACGTATGTCTTGCACCAGTGCATTGAGTGTCATACACTTACTTATCAGTGCCGGGCATGTGTAAATTAGAAATTCAACACAATGTTGCCGTTGATGATGTTCAATGCACATTGCAAGCGGTCACGCCGTGTCCAACTGATCCTACCAAGATCGTAATGTTCCATATGGAATACCTTGCGAACTTTGGTTTTGTTGCTGGTTACATTGACTCGTTTCCAGGATGCGTTTTCAAACGTATAGCGAACGCCTTCAGCAGTTTTGAAACTCCATCTAGAGCTCATTTCTGTATCTGAACCAACTACATCAAATTTGATAGTATCAGCAAGCGATCGATTTCTTTTGGCTTCAGCGGCCGCTTGCGAACGATCAATGTGGCCGCCCAGACTCACTAGATCCTTGCCAGTCAAACCCATGAGTTGGCACCATTCTAGTAAGCCTTGCAGTTGTTCGTGTTTTGCTTTGTCAAAACGTTTTAATCGAGATAAGTCCATGTTAGTAAATCAATTGTGTTCGTTGTTGAATGCGATCGCTGTAAAGTTGATTACCTCGTTCGCGGATCAGTTCTGCGGCATGTTGGGGATCGCTGTTGAACAATTCCCACATGTCACGTTCGCTTACGCTTGCATCTGTTTGTATAGTATACACTTCATAGTGACGCTGACTGTTGACCCTAGCACGAAGTAAAATACCTTGTACTGCACGATTTAGAGCCGCACCTGTTTGATCTCCAGGGTCGCGAGCTTCTGGATCAGAAAGTATCTGCATCATGCGGATTTTTTCTTCTTCATTACGTAGTCGTTCCAGGGTAGTTAGGTCCAGCACAGTTTCCAAGCCAGTCATGTCCCAACTGAGTAAAAATACGTTATGTTTTTTCTTTGCCATGTTGATGCCTGTATTCACGTCGGAGCCAATACTTGTATCTGTTGAAATAATCTTTTATTTCGTAGTCACGCTGTTGACTAAACAGTTCAAGTTCATCTTTGTGTTGCATCCACATTTCCTGCAACCAATGTCTAAAGGTCATACTACCTCCTATACCATGGCTTTGATTAACATATCCAATGCTTTTTTCTCTTCAGCTTTTTCTTCTTCGGTGAGTTCTTTTTCAATGATCTTTTCGCTGTGTTGCGGAACATAGCCTTCCTCAGGCAGTTGCTCAACCATGGTGATCAACATGCGATACTGTTCCCACGCCGCAGTAACAGATTCATTTACTGTACCATGTGGTGCAGTAGGAAACAGATCCATCCAGATGTAATCACGCGGCACCTGCATGGGGCTGATGCCGTTGGCACGAGGTTCCAGGATCTTGCCTGAGTTGAACAACTCTAGCCCCACACGTTCACATTCCTTTTGATCCAGACCCAACAAATATCCACGACGGTGCATGTATTCGTTAACCACCCATTTCACATGTTCTTCGGATGCCATGTGTGTTCGCGCAATAAGACATAGCACATCGTCAAAGGCAACTTCACCACGCACAATGCTACCAAGACACCGACCAAAGCTGAAACCAATTTTCATGTAAACTCTCCTTAGATAGTGATAGTTTAACACAAAGTTGAAATAGTGTCAACTGTTATTTAGATTTTCCAAATATTGTTTAAGGTTATTTCCGTGCAAACTAAGCATCATGGCATCCTGTTCGCCCATGAGTTCAATTGCATGCCGACTGCGAATATAATACGGAGATGTTAACAAATGATCCAACTGTAGTAACTGTAGGTTGGTCATTTCTTGTATTTTGAAATGATAAAACTTTACATCTTTGTTTTGTAAAAGTTTTTTGTGTGCGCTGACTGTGAGTCGTAGACTATTGGGATTTAGAATATTGCGCCAAATATCTTCTGGAAGGTGGATTGCCTCTGGAAACAACTGTTGTTCCCATTGTCGTTGCCGTCCTGGCTTACGGATAGATTTTGTCACCTTGTGTCAGAATTACCACACTAAATTTATCAGTCTTGAAAAGACTATTGAGCTTCTTGGCCAAGTTAATGGCATGGCCAGGATTACTGAAACTAACCTTTTTGTATTTGGGACCTGGGTAAGCTACCAACATACTTTGATTTTTTAGGTTAATGGGTTTTGAGTCGTAGAACACTGCCCATATTCCTTCGCTGTTAAGGACTTGGTCGCTCTTGAAGGTGTTTTTATTCACGTGCTCAAGAAGCACTACTGGCTTGGGTCTACTCATTATTGAAATTTCCTCTACATTTATTTATGCATTAATCTGGGCATATTATTGGAATCCTCCACCATCAATGGAAATTTGTACAATTTGTTCGTTCTGTTGATTGTTGAGAACACTAAGTCGTGCAATTTCTGCCAGCATGGCAGTGATATCAGCTTGTAGATTGTTTGCCTCAATCGAGGTCATACGCAGTTCTGGCGCACGTGTTTGGTTCATTAATCTGATTTTATCGTTGAACCCTAGAATATTAACAGTGGGATTATAATCCATTTTTTTGCCTTAGCGCCTGTGCTTGTTCTTCTGGATCCTTGAATGGACCAATAAATTCATATCGTTGTAGTGTAATCAACTTAGGGCAATAGACCTTGCTCCAGTGATTGTTCAATCTAACTAGATAATGTCCTGCACAATAAAAGCTCTTGCTTTTGCTGTCCTTGGTATAGATAGGTAGTTTTTTACGAACATCATACAAGGGATTGTGCGGCTTGCCACTGGCAGGAAAACCATTTACTTCATTGCTGGGAGCAGCCGATACCTTTTTGCCGTTGCGTAGGAATTCAATGTTGTGACGACTCTTGAGCATGGTAATGGATGGATACTTTTCTCTTTGATCATCTTTGACAAATACCACACCGTCTTCAGCGGCCAAGATACTGGCAACCTTTTCGCCGTCTTTTTCCACAATCCAAAACTTGTTCTTAACAACAGGGGTAGCTTTGAGTTCAGTCATGATGTCCTGTGTCTTCTCCAATAAATTGATATTTGATTTCATTTTGATTTTCCTTTTTTGTTTTGTACTCTGCGGTTTGTCTAGCATATTCTGCCGCACGTTTATCCTCACATGGCTCGCAGATAGTTTTAATCCAGCCGCCGCGTGTTTGCTCGCCTGGATTGCCACAACTTTCGCAAGTGACAGCACTCATGCTTTCTGCCATGCTAACCAGACCGCGAATGTATTCATCACCGCCTGTGTAGTAGAAACGCAAGGTGCCAAACTTTTCCTTAACTTGGTCCAAGGTCACCTGCGGCACTTGTTTGTACTGCTTGTAACCTTTTTCAAAGTTCTTGTTGTTATGGTCAATGTGATGTTGGATATTGCTCATCAGCAGGTTCAAGATATTGTACCAACCGTCGCCGCACTCAAAGCCCCAACACATGCAGGTCTCAGTCACTGCACCGTTGCGATTGACCATCATAGCAGGATACTTCTCGCACAACTGTTTGTCTAGTTCTTGTCTCATATTACCACTTGCTCACGTCAGTTAGATCAAGATCAAATGTAAAACGTATGCTAGGACCTATGCCGCTTTCATGACTGATACGCAGTTGAAAATCATCTACGTCTTTGAAGTGATCAATCATTTGATGCATTTGTTCAATCTGCTTGCGGGTCAAGTGAATGACCTTTTCTTCAGGTGCGCCAAAAGAATCTATCTTGAAATTTTTGTTGGATTTGGTAGCCATGTTAGCCTCCGTAGTAGTCGATGATAGCATCCATGTGATGTATCAGTATTTCATTTTTGCCCACGTCTTCTGGGTGCAACCAATAGCCACCAGGGTTGGTATCAGTCTTGGGATTTTTGCGCCACTGTTTGAGTTCACTTTTTAGATAGTCTCTATGATTCTTGAGACTCTCAAGTGTGATTTGGTCAGCTGTTTCCCAAGGAATTGTTAGGCCTTGTGCTTTGTCTTTCTTGCTCATAATTGATCCTCTGGCCATTCTGAGTGAACCCACCCTAGTTTATAAAAGTCATCTTCAATTTCTTGAGTGACTGTGCCTTCTGATACATAGCCTTTGGCGCCAGTTATGTCACCGTTGCCTAGGCCTTCGCCCATGCCAGAGCAATACCAATCAATATAGTCGCCTTGGCCTAGTATATCTGCCACAATTCCGCCTGCAGAGCGCCAGCTACATGACCAGTGTTCATCTTTGAGGACCGGCAATACTTCACGCTTTTGCCAACGTATGTTGCACATGGCTGCATAAATGTTTTGCGCATATCCGTCGTTGGCACGTGCTTTGGCCACAATCCAATCAGTACTGCGCAAGTCGTATTCTAGATTGTTTTCTTTCCATTCCTCTGTGGCTTCGTATTCGGCTTTTTGAGTTTGCCAGTTCAGCATCATGTCCAAGAAAGCATCATCGGCTTCCTTGCCTTCTTCTTTCTTGCGTTCGACATAAGCATCACGTTGGAAGGTTCCACGATCTGGGCTTTTTGCTATATCAGTCACGCTTCAATTCCAAACTGTTGTTTGATACGCTGATTGACGGCGTGAGCGGTGTGTATTGGTTCAACACTATTAGTATTCATCTTGCCAACCCAAGTAGAACACACCATACATTCTCGAACAATCAACTTGGCGAACTTTTCTGGATCATCAATTGTGTACTCGGGCCAAGCGTGCTGATTGCCGCTATCATAGCGACCTCCAGCCTGTGTCCAAAGTTCTCGAATTCGTTCGTTCATTCTTCAACTCCGAAATGTTCTTTGATCGTTTTAGCACACTCTCTTTGTCCTTCACGGACTGCTTCATTTGCCTTGACACTATCTAACCAATCACTGCATGTGTCAGCACGATGATTGATAATATCAGCACATTTAAGAACAATCAACTCGGCTAACATCTCCATGCGATGCTGACAGTCTTCACTGATATTTTTGTGTAGACCTTTACTCCGCATCAGTTCTGCAATTCGTTCATTCATAGTAGATCTCCAACATCCATACTCGCCATTCCCTTGTGTTTGGCTTCATGCTGATAACCTATCCATCATTAGTTCATAGTCTTTGACATTGGCTGCACATCTAATGTAGCCCTGCGCGATTGCCCAGTCCAGTGTTGTGGCAACATTAGCAGGAGCACCTGGCATGACCACAATCTCAGCTCGAGGATACACAGCCAAGCCATCAACAATGGTAAAGTCGGGCTCGCCTGCTTGTATAGTGCGAACAATGCTTTTGTGTACAGTGTATGTCATTGCAGTGTGCGTTTGTCCATGCCTGAAATCTGTTGCATGGCCGCAATCAGTTCAGGATCGTTTTCTAATGCTTCGTCTAGGTCAATCAAACGACTTTGACGTTCCAGTTCCTCTGGCGTCATGCTGGCAAAAGTGCTTTGAATTTCTGCCATCAGTCCATCCAGCTCTTCCTGAGTGCCGTCAAAATTGTCAAAGCAACCAGGTGCAAATTCTACTTTAAGTGGTTTGTTCACGTGATACTCCAAAGTGGTTTAAGATACAATCGCTAGGGTCATGTTCTTCACGTAGTGCAATTTCTGCACATTGCTTGACCAATTCGGTGGCAAACTTTTCCAACAGCTCACCGCCCACACCAGGGTAGTGTGATCCACCTGTTGCTAGTGCAATATCAAAAAATTTAGGGTTTTTCATTTTACTCATGTTCTTAAAATCCTTGCTACTTGTTCTACCTCAGGGTAAGGTGCTGTTAAAAATTCTGCGTAGTTCTGTGCTTGCTCGCCAATCTTGACCAGTTGATGTTTGCCGCAAAACTTCATGAACTTCACACCAACTTGTGGAATGTCTTTTGGCACACTGCCTTCGGCAATGGTCTCTGCAATAAATCCTTTAACATGTTCAGGCTGTGCTCGAAGATCCACAAGTATTACATTGCGCTCGTAGTCATCCAGCACACGATGCTCTTCGCCATTGTGATCAACCCAACGCTGAAGCATGAGATTGTTCCAAGAGTAGCCTTTACGATCCATGTCAGCAAATGCTTCCTCTAGTCCAACTTTCTTGCTAGAGCCTTTGGTACGCACACCTGGGTAGGCTGAAAACACATTGTCAGTGGAGTCGCCACGCATGCACTTCTCAAACAGGATCCACTTGGGATCAGGAATTACTTTGGGTTCCTTGGTCTTCTTGTCAACAACCAGCTTGCCTTTCTTGTCCAGGATGCCTTTTAGTGTGTGCAGTTCATCGCTGATACCATTGTACTGATTCACATTTTCTGCCAGCAACTGATAGAAGTCTGTGTCTGAGCTTACGATGGTGTGGTGATCATGCGGATGGCTCTGTATCCAACCTGCCACAAGATCATCTGCTTCTAGATTTTCGTGACGCAGAACTGTGCAGTTGCTTTTTTCTACAAAGAATGTTTTAAGGTCGTCAAAGGCTTCCCAAAATGCTGTGTCTTCTTCTTGTTGAGATTCTGTCAGTGCCGCACGTGCCACAGCACGATTGGCTTTGTAGGGTTTGTAAAAATCCTTGCGCCACGAACGACCTTCGAGGCAGATCACAACATGATCTGCCTTTTGATCGCGCCAGGCTTTGTAGATACTAGCAAGGGTCACGTGAATAGCAAAGCCTACTTTTTCCTCCAGCGAGCTTGCACGGTGCGCGGCATGGCGGGCACGGAAGAATGTATTAGCGGTGTCTACAATTAGATAG